TAGAGTTTTTCGGATGCACATGTTGAGCACCCGCAGTTTTTGAGAAGTATTTTTTTGACTGACGATTACCAAGTTTTTTCCGGAAGGCCATTTTATTCTCCACAAGTTGAACAACGTAAATTTAGAGCAAGCTGCATGCCGATTAACTCGGCTTGAGCAGCAGAAAGTTCGTTTTTCCAGAATTTGAGGTTTGCGCCATGAACGCCGAATAATTTATTGAGTTCGGCTATCTGTTCGTTACAGAGCGAAACACGATTTTGTAATCTTAATTTTTGTTCTGAAGTCATCCTAGCCCCCCTGTTTTGTTGTCAGTCAGCAGTAATAGATCAAGTAGGTTATTACTGCTTCCGGCCTACGCCGGGTTGTTTTTTTCCTTAGATTTAGCCTCGAGCGCAGCAGCATCATCGGCAATTTTACGCGCAGCGACGCGTTGAGCAACGATTTCGGGCTTAAGCAAGCCCATTTGTTCCAAATCGTTGAGATTATTAGGGTTAGTGACGAATTCAAGAAATTGCGCCGGGTCATTTTGGAAGCGATTACGGATAGTAACATCGAGATTCGCAAATTGCTCATCCGCATGTTTAATTATATTTTGAGCTTCCTGAAATTCAGGGACAGAAGAAAAGTCCCCATAATGACCATTTTTTAAGATCATTTCGGGAAGTTGACCGGTTTTTTCAAACCGTTTGAAGAGAGCATTTATATCGGTATCTTTGAGATCCGATTGTTTAGTTACCCCTTTATCCCCTTCAAAGGAGAGATCAGAAGCAAGGGTAGGCCGTTCGTCATATTGAGCGCGAGCGATTATTAATTGAACCATGTTTTTACTCCTTGAGTTTTTAATTTAGTTTGACGAGCACCCTTAGCGTTTGTTATTCCTTTAAACAGATTAGAAACACGAGTGATAGGAATATTACCCCAGGGAGTACGTATTTGACCACCAGCAGCATCAGCATTAGCGTTATTAAGGTCCTGTAGAGTTGTTTCGGTTTTGAGTCGTTCATTATTGAGCCTCATTTCTGATAGAGTTTTTGCAGTATTTGCGACGACGTTAGCACTTACCGCGCGATCAGTTGAGAGATTTTTTTTGGGGTTATCGAGAATAGCCATCGATCCCCCCGGAGAAGATGCTCCGTTACCCCCAGTAGCGGAGAGAATAGGATTAAGCCCCGCTTTTATTAAGTCCGCGACTTCGCGCTCATGCGCGGTCGAAGACATGCGCTCTTGGAACGCCATTTGCTCACGAGAAAGAGCGATTTGTTGTTCGTTGATTTCTTTAGCAGAGTTAATAGATTCTTCCGAACCACCACCCATAAAACCACCGAGAAGAGCGCCACCGATGGCACCATAGCCACCGAAGGCAGATCCGGCAGCAGCGCCGGAACCGGCGCCAGACCAAGACCAAGCCATTTTAGTCAGAGTCCCGAGATTGTGAGCGTTTACGATTTACATCGAGATTCGTAAGCACCGTTACGATTGAATTAAGAATGAGAATTACGAGAGACATCCATTCCATACCTGACGCCCTTTCGGTTGTCTACTGCAGGTCAACAGCACCTGCAGTTCTTTATTTTAGAAGTGATCGATTAAGCCCGGAACAGAGTAAGTGGGCATAGGACGAGCACATTTGAGATCAAAGAAGAAGTCTCCGAAGAGTTGGGGCTCCGTGGTAACGGCCACGACCCTATCGACCGGAGGGGCTTCCGCGATGAATGTCGAGCCCAACGTAGGTAAAGAAGTGAATTTTTGAGCCAGATGCCAATAATCAAGAGGAGTAGCATAGCTTGACCGCATTTTTCCCGTTATATTCGAGTTTTTATAGCGGTATTCAGCGAAGCGCTCTTGATAGCCGAAGGCAGCAGCATCTTGAGCAGTTTGAGCAGAGCCCTGCAGATAGATTTCTTTGTTGAGAACGGCCTGTTCGCCAATATTAGCGAGAGCAGGCCAATACATATCAAGGCGAGTAGACCGAGAGAACATTCGGTCGAGACCCGCCTGATAGTGAAGATCGGCATAGACGCAGACCATGCCGAGAAGGAGACAGTGTTCCGAGAAGGATTTTGTAAAGCCATGACCGCGAGCCATTACGATCCCGGCAGCAGATAAACGGCCGGTAGCGAGAGCACCCGCGGTAGCAGAAGTTTGAGGAACAGGAGTTAGCATTATAGGAGAAGTTCCACCGCCGAGATATTCCGGACGTTGGAGTCGGGAGTCATTAGGATCTAAGACCCCGAAGTGAGATTGAACGATTTCACGATAGCGAGTCCCGCCACGTGCATCACGTTCATACATTTTTTGAGTCTGGAAAGCCAGACGAAGGGCATTAATAGTTATGCCCGAAGAAGCGGAAAGATCCGCTTGAATTAGAGGATAGTCCGAAGAAGGATTCTTTTCGGTATAGAGATAGTTGTTTGTAGAATTTACATTTGCAAGAAAGTAATTAGCGATAGAGCGAGGCGCAGTAGCACCAGTTTCATAAAGATTGACAGGCCCCGCCTGCCAAGTGGTATCGGCTTTACCGATACCTTTTACGGGAGCATAGCCCCCGAGCCCCACGGAAACAGCAGTTCCGGTATTATTTTTTTGAGTCCATGGCAAGCAGGACGTGAAGTAGTCGTGGCGTTTGCCACGTTTGAGAAGGACATAATCAGCGATAGCGTCGGGGCCGTCGTCGAGATCCACGACGACAGAGTCTTGAAGATTTTGATCGCGGAACCATTCGTTCCAGATCAGATTATAAGCACGATGCCAGAGAGAGACATGGGCGATAGTAGCGCCCCCGCCAAGCGGGGGAATCCCCATGTAGTCAGAGAGAGTTTCGGCAGCTGGATTATAAGCAGTAAATTGCGGAATTGTGAAGGCAGTTGAAGCAGAAGTAATTGCCTGTTCTCCGCAAAATTTTTTGAAGTTTGACCAGACCAAACGATAAGGAACGGCGAAGAAGAAAGTCGCCAAATAGAGATTGTCCATAAACGGAACAATCGGAGTTGAAAGACGAGCAAAGCTCGACATTTTGAGATTAAAGCTATCCCCCGGTAGAGCCTCGTCCACATAGACCGGGATAAGATACCCGGAATTGAATGCGGTTTTATAGCCATGCGATCTGTTGAAAGACGATCGCTGAATTTCGGCGCGAGGAACTTGCGAGAATTGATGACCGCTTGTCAGGACTGAAGGTTGACTACCGGAGGGGAAGCTAAGCATTGGAGTGTCCTTTAGTTTTGTGGAGTGAAATTTTCTTTGATGTGTTCGCTTGCGAGACCAAGCGAGTATTTGGATTCGTAGATCTCCAGAGATCCGGTTGATTGTTCAAATGCACCGATCTCGAAGAGAGTAAAGTCGAAAGGAAATTTTGCGATTTGATTTGCTTTATCAGATTTATTAGATGCAACCTCCTGCCATTCGCGAATAGCGTTAGCAGTAAAATCCCGAAAGAACGGAACTCCGTAACATTCGGTTTTTGCATCATACACCACGAAGAGTTTAAGTTTCATTTTTCTCATAGCCCCTTTTGAGTTGTTGAATTTGAGCTTCCTTGCATTTTTCTTTTGCAAGAAGCCTTGCCGTTGTGTTATCGGCAGCATTCTTAATAGCTTGAGCCTTCCTGTCAAGCTTTATTTTTTCGTATAGGGGTAAATTAGATATTTCCAGTTGTTTATCATAGTAGCGGGGAGGTTTTCCGATTTTCCCTTTTATCACGACTTCGTCAGCGGGGAAAATATCGGTTGAGAATTGATTATACCATCCATTAGCGATACCTTTACCGTGGGTCCCACCACGAGACATATTGACGTATTCAGGAATCTGGCCGGAAAAGTTATCAGCGTCCATTTCCTCGATATCGTCTTTTGATTTTATTTTTTTTAAGCAATAGCGCGCCACATAGGCAGCGGAAGCCATTGTAATGAATCCGCAGGTTGAGAAGCCCCATGGCCATTTTGATTGAAGTAGTTCACTCGTATACAGACGAATCCCATTTTTTTCTTGGAAGAAAATTTTATCGGGGAATGAATACCCGAAGATAAGATAATGATAGTGAGGGCGGGCGCCATTATCGCCATATTCGCCACACATGAAGAATTTGATTTTTGAAGGCCTGATAGCTTCGCGGAGATTTTTTAGAAAGTATTCCTGATCGGATTTTTTGCCTTTTTGAAGGGAACCATGATCCGGAAGATATTGCGGATCATAAGTTAGAGTTACGAAAGAAGAATCGTCATACATTTGGCTTTCGTGGACACAACGAACAGCCCATTGACGAGATCTTTCGAGAGCACAGCCCAGACAACGACCACAAGGAACTTGTATACCGACACGGTTTTTTGTGGGCTTAGCGAACGGATTTTTGAAGCTTATTGAAGGCTTCCCATTTACCGTTTTTACATTAAGCAGTTGCCAAGCCGGCCTTGGGTGAAAGCACGGCATAGGAACCTTTAAGCGCGGATACCACCGCGCATAGGCATAATGTTAGAGTTTTTCGGATGCACATGTTGAGCACCCGCAGTTTTTGAGAAGTATTTTTT